TTCTTATTGCGGAATTCTTTAAATCCTAAATTAGATTTTCCATAAATAGGATAAATTTGAGAATATCCACCTTCTTCAAACCAACTACCATAATCAATCTTGTGGTCTTGACAAATCATTTTTCTATAACTTTATTACCACTAAGATTCTCAACAATAAAAATAGAGGTCTTTAGATCATCACCCTCAAAGATTTTAATTGGCCCTCTTTGAGTATCAAATCTAAATGTGGCATAAACAGCATAGTAAGGTTCACCCTCTGCTTCTTCATCCAGATTAAAATATTCTTCAAGAGATTTTACTTCTTCTGGTATAAGACCGCCTTCGTAATCAGGCAAATCCCTAATAGTAGATATATGATAATGAAGAATGTGAGAACGTGGATTGCCCTCATTAGAACACCATCCTCTAAAAAATCTATTAGGATAAGTTGACATTATTTTTTCCTAAATTTAGCATAAAAATCCTTAAACTCTGCTCTATTAGAATAGAGTGGAACAACAATCTCATCATTAATATAAGGATTGTCTTGAGTTCTTAGATCATATAATTGACCATGACTATTAATCTTACCCCATGCTACCGCTTGTAAATTCTTATAATAATTATATTCTTCTCTTAATCTTTTAAGTTCATCTTTAGCATTTTGCACACTAAACAATTTAGGAACTAGTCCTTGTTCAGAACATTTTAGAATATAATCAAGTGGATTAGAATGTTCATTCATAATTTTCTCTTCTCTAATAAGTTAGTGCCGGGAGCGGGATTCGAACCCGCAGCGTTTCTAATGTGGGGGATTTTAAGTCCCCTGTGTTTCGCCAATTTCACCATCCCGGCATAAAGTAATCGACTACAACAATCAAAGTTTGAGGTTGATTATGCTTGTGTGCCTCAATCATTTAAACTGTTGTAGCCGACTACCATTTGTTTTAAATCAACCGTTTGTATGAGCCTTGAGGCGACGTACAATGTCTGCCATAGCCTCAACATTATCAACCGTCTTAGTAGGCTTGGCACGTTCCATAGATGGAAGTTCAACACCCTTCTTAGCCAGACTAGCCTTTGTACGAGCATAACGAGCCATCGTACTAGCAATCTTTTGACCAGTCTTAGCGGCAATTTCCGCATAAGTCTTGGACGAAAAAACTGCCTCAAGAAACTGCTCATCACTGCAACGAACACGCTTCTGCTTCTCAACCGTAGTAACATCTGCCATAATCAACCTCCAAAAAAATCCAAACTTACTTCACGGTTTCAGTCACGCGACTGATTCATTCCCGTGTTGTATCCTCATTCTACCATAGGTTATCGGCTTGTCAATAGCCAGACCTTGAATTATTTTTCGTTGGGTAGTGCGATTGCCAAAAGTAGATAAATCCAGAATATAGCACTAAAACTAGCCAGAGTACCAAATACTGCTAGTATTCTAATGATTCTAGAATCTATTCCTAGATATTTCCCTAGTCCTCCACAAACACCAAAAAACATTCTATCAGAATATGATCTTGTTAAAGAGTTCATACTAGATAAAATTCCTGATGATTATTTTCTTCCGTTTCAATACCAAGATTAGATAGAATTTGTTTTAAATTTTCATTCTGTTCGTCTAATTTCTCAATAATTTCGTTGGCCTGTTTTAATGCGACTGTTAGATGATAAACCTTATTAGCCAATTCATCAGCCACATAGTTTTTCATTATCATAGTAGCCTCCTTATATTATTGAGAGACAATATTAATTACACTTTTTCTTTTTCTTCTTAAAGATTCTATCCCAATTTTTATCCCAAGTTTTTTGATCTACAGTTTTTGGTCTACGTTTAGATCCTTTACCATTTTGACTCATTTAATCCTCCAGAACAAAACTCCAATAACGAGAATCATCTTTCTTTTGAAATAGTATTATGATTTTTATCTCTTATTTGAGATAAATTGATTCCTTTTTTAATATTCTTAATTACTGTCATAATTTTTGCTATCAAAGGATCATATCCGGCATTAGACTGTTCGACAGTTAAAATCATATCATCTGTGATCTGATTGTCAAGATATTCTAGATCGTGTTCTAATCCTTTAATAGCCCAAGTTTTTAATTTAACTTCATTTCTTAATTCAGTATTTTCTTTTCTAGCATGATATTCTGCTGTTACCCAAGGAAAATCCCTGACAATTCTTTTGTAAAATTTTATATTTTCTCTGTGTCTTTTATTATTCGCTTGGAGTTTTTTAATCTTTTTTTGTAGTCTTTGAATTCTAATCTGTTCCGGTGATGGTATTTGATAATCCATTGATAAATCTCCTAATTCATAGTATTTAAATAGATTTTTTTGACAACCTATTGTCTTATTTGGTGTATGTCTTATGTATGAGGTATAATATGAAAAAATGTGGAATATATAAAATAACTAATACTAAAAATGACTTCTATTACATAGGGTCTAGCGTTGACATAACTTCCAGATTTGGTAATCATAGATCTAGTCTACGCAAAAATACTCATAATAATCCTAAACTACAAAATGCTTGGAATAAATATGGCGAACATTGTTTTAATTTTGAAATAGTTGAATTGTGCGATACTAAAAAACTATATAGTATAGAGCAAAAATATCTAAATAAAATTAGGAGTTGTAGTAAAACTTATAATATAGTTTTCATTGTTGGTGGTTTTCCAGATAGTGCTGGACATAAAAATCCTAGATGGATTAATGTTAGCCACAATAAGAAAAAGATTATTAAGCAATATTGGAAAGAGCATCATACTGTAAAAACTATTCAATTTATGAAAGATGAGTTTGGATATGGGGGTTCTATTGCCAGAAGAATTATCAAAGAAATTAAAGATGAACTTAATATTCCTAATAGGATGAAAGATAATACTATTTATCATTTTAAGAATCTCAAAACTGGAGAAAGTTTTAAAGGAACTAGACAGCATTTTATTAAACAGTATAATATATGTTACACAACAGTTAGTGAATTGGTACTTGCTAAAACCTTACAGACTAGATCTGGATGGATAATATCTCAATCTTCCAAAACATAAGACCAATAACGAGAATCATCCTTACCCTGCAAATGATCCCAATAAGCACACCTAGCAACATAGGATGGGATTTTATTTTTACCGCAATTAACACTCCAATGCTGTTCGGCCTGCTTATATTGCTTAATACCGCTATTACTCTTATTATACTTCAAATGCTCCATATCATACAAACGAAGCATATGAACATCCAAACACAATACCCTTGCCTCATTAGGATGAATCATTTCCAGAGCAAAACTAACCTTAGCCAAACCAATACCACTAATTTTATTCACAATAGCATCACGCTTCTTAACATGGCCCTTCTTGGTGGTAAAATAGAAGTCTTTAGGATTGGCCCAAAACTTTGTGGCAAAATCCCAAATATACTTTGTGCGATTATTGTGTAGACCAACGCCACTCTTGTGGAGTTTTTCTCTCAAAAGATTCTCGTCATCAACCCATTCGTCAAAATTCTTGATAGCGTTATATCCTGAACAATTACCTTTCCATGTCGTATGAACGCTGCAAAATGCAAAGAGATAACGTCGAAAAATATCATCAACATTTTGTGGACGAACACTTTCCCAATATTCTTTATATGCTACAACCTTATCTCTAGGAAAAGTAGCAAAGAAAGTATCGGCCTTAGTCTTATCAAGAGTTGTATTCTGAACCGGAATCACTGTGTTTTCAACAATCATTTTAGTCTCCAATGGGTATGCTGTGATTCTACACTACTGGTATCGGTTTGTCAAGACCCGTTTCTTTAAACCGTTCTAGTAGACCCGTGCAAAAACTTAAAAGTAGGGAATCGCAGACTGATCCCACCGTCTTGGTTTTTAGTTTCCTCAAAATACTGAACCGTAATAATCTTTCCAAGAATCTTTTTAGGATTCTGATAAAATTCTTGACGCTGCTCAATAGTAAATCCACTACCAACTCGCACAAGATGATCTTTATGCTTGATAGTAACACAACTAAGCATAGTTTCTTCACATTCTGCACCATCTTTCACATAACGAAATGGCCCCATTTCAGTATCAATGACTTCATACTCATCATCAAAAAACTTCTTAACTTTGAGCAGGTCTTTGGATCGCTTGCCTTTATATGGTTCATCAGCACGAAGCATCACGCCTTCCCAGCCATAATCATTACCTCGTTTAGTCCATTCGGCAAAATGATCGTCATCTTTAATAAGTTCTTGACCAAGAACACTAAGACATGGACAAGAATTGTCTCTCATAACTTCTCTTAGATTATTATAGCGAATAGAAT